TTTGCAATTAATAAAAATTCCACCTTTTATTATAGCGTTTGCTGCGTTGCCAAGCACGTTAGGCAATATCTATGTATTCCTAAAACGCACCTATAACAAAACAGTAACAAATAAGAACAGTCCATAAGAACTGCCTCCATTAACGTATACAATGAGGACGTTAATGAAGTAACCTGAAACAAACCTCAAAAGAGACAGGTTTAATTGACGGTATCACCGTCTATAGCTCCCTAGGCAACATTAGCAGCCATGGGAGGAATAGAAATAAAGAAAGAGAAGTCTGCATCATCTGCGCAAGCCCTATACCATCTTACTTTAAGATCTACTTGATCTTCAGCAGATAATACTTCTGAATCAAGAGATTGCATCACATACACTGTGGTAGGTGAAACTAATTGACTAGTAGTAGTTGAAGTAGAACTATAGTAAGGATAAGATTGACTTGCATAATGCAAACTTTCAGGTCGTGAGTGAGTATAGTGATATTGGGGCACTGATACTTCAATTTGTTGTTGTTCATGAGCTTCAGTAATCATATAAGCTGATTGCGCCGCTAAACTCATAGAGTTAACAAATGTCGGTACTCCTGAACCCACGGGATATCCCTCAACCCACGGTGTGTAGACATCGCCCACATTTTGAGTAGCCCCCACAATGAAAGAGTTTTCATTGTTTGGATCACGTGTTGCTTTAAGGCGAACACCCCCACGAGAAAATAGAAAGATTCTCGACAAATCAGTATACAAATCTGAATAACTGTCATTAACAGTTGATGTTGCAAATGTATAGGTCTGAGATGCAAACGGCATTATATACTGGATGCCCAAAGTGGCTGTAGGAGCTGCTAAATCCAATCTACGAATAGGGTAGAAACGTTTAGCTAAAGTTCGCAACGACATAACACGCTCACCAATACAGTTAAGAGAAGTGTCCAAAGAAGGATCATGTGTGACCATATCACCTAAAGCTCCTTGCAACTGAATAGGAACTGGTTCGACGATTACGTGATCATCTTCTGCTGGTGTAGCAAATTCTATATCATTTGCCATATACGTCTCAATTAAAAGAGTAATAGTATCGGACGTAGTATCTGGACAGACGATAGGATCTACAACACGTAATTCCCAAGTTCCATAAGAATTATTACTAGCTCCTGGTCTAGTAGATAGATATGGTACCTCGTTAACATAAGGTATACAGAATTCGTATTCTGTTATACCAGAAATGTCGACAATATCTCTATGTACGTAGGGTTGCACACTGGAAGTGATAAAAGGATAATCAGCACTACGTGCAACAGGATTGAAACAAATGGCAAATCGACCTGTATGGAACTCAGTCTTTACCATTTTAATCTTGAAACACACAGACCCTCGCCATTTAGCAAATTTTGTACCCACAAATTGTGCAGGTGTGTAACAATCTTGTACTATAGGCAAGGGTATAGTGTGTGGTGCTGATAAATTAGGATACAGACCCACAAGTCCGGATGCAATTTGATCGTCATCGAGTGCACTAATACTCCATGTAGCTGTTTGTTGCCAAGTGGACCGACCACAAAAGTGGGCTATAGATAGCTCATCTTCTTGAGTGGTGGATAGTCCTGGCAAGAATCTTACTTCATTCTTAACAGAATAAGACAAGGGAATTCCTTGATCTACATTATCAATAGAATTCATATATGCGAAAGCATTTCGCGACACTCTCTGGACGGGTGCCATATTGAGTGGGGAAGAAAAACCGAAGACAGAAGCCACAGATCCTATAATATCGGCTGCCCAACTTACCGTGGTCATATACGGACCAACAAGCGGTATTACAGTTAGGATATTAGCTGCTTTAGAGATCTTTGAAGTAATATTGGAAATAGGACCAACTCCTACGGATTCAGCTTCTTTCTGCGAATTAGATGCTTTCTTTTTGACGGTAGAAGAAGAAATATTAGCTTGAAGAGAAACTGGTATAGCTTGTCCAACCAATTCAACATCTTCCATATGACACCATAAGGTGTAATTAGCGGTTTGGGCGCCTGTGACGGCTTCCAATGCACTATATGGGTAAATGCGAACTGAATACCAAATATTATGTTCTTTGCCTGCAGCATCCATTTGTAATGGGTGATAATCTGTAGCTGAACAAAAGGGCAAGCGTAAGATACATGCTTTCTCAGTATTAATATCAATTTCTACTCGGGGCAACTGCGTTCTCTGCGTAAGAGATGCAGAATGTAAGTTAACAGATTCTTCAACTTTGGAGTTAAAAGGAACGCCACCGCATGGTACGGCAGTTACCATATATCTACCTTGTTGAAATCTTTCCGCGTTAACTTGAAGGGTGATAACCAATGTAGCTCTTAGCCCCAGAAAACCTTTTAACTTATCCCAATAAACGGGATCGGAAATAAGATCATAAGGTAAACGAATGGCATTAAAAGTTAGAGCAGTATCAGTATTTGAAAATTGACCATCAGCTATTTTCTTAGGTTTACCCAAATATTTAGCAATGGTCATGGACATCGGGTCAGTACTGGCCTTGAAATACATCGAGGATATTGGCGCCGGATCGTCCGGGATGGCTGATAACACAAGGTCATCAGGAACCACAAAATTCGTGGTTGTGGGGTTTTCGGATCGTTTAGACTGCTGATCCAGCAGATTGTTTGTGTCAGCAAGTGTATTTAATTCGACAAATAGGATAACACTTAGTATCCCATTGTCTAGGAGGTGCTCGAGATTTTTTAAAGTTTTCCTTGAGCAGTGAGTAGCTTGTACTACCAAACTTTGAACTCCGTAAAGCGCTATCGTATGATTTATTATGTCCTCCTTGTAACATCATACAATACGTAACCAGAACGGTGAGGTTTTTATCTAACCAAACCCCTAGATAAGATGGGGTTGACTCAGCAATTATAATGCCTAGTGAGTCAAATAGGCATAGACTTCCACTAGAAATCCATAGTGAATGGTTCGCTGTCGTAAACCGAAGCGCGCCATGTACTATGATCCCAAGTGAGTCCTTCAAAATTTTCAAGCTTAGCTGCTACCACTGCTTTACGCATAGGTTCCGCATATTTGTTAAAAATTTCTATAGGGTGTAAGCTAAGCTCCCTAAAATAAAACTTGACACTGTCACGGGTTATTTTCCTATAATAGTCACCATTTTTACTCCACAAAGGAGTATTAATAATAGTCTCTAAAGATAAATTACCATGGACAGTTCCATGTTCTAAATTAAAACCTCTTTTAAGGAAGGAAGCTTCACTAAGTGAGGCAAATCCAATATCTCTGGATTTGTCATCAGACGTTACAACATATCCTCTTTCGCGCATACATTGCTTGATGCCATCCGGTGTGAAATACGTTCGAATCTTATCGTTCATAGACATTAAGACATCATCACCTTGCACTATAGCTTCAACCAAAGTAGTGAAAGAGTGCCTAGATGTTATAACATCAGGAACTAATTTATAATAACAGTAACGCAAATTCAAATGGTTAATTATACCATTAACCAATAGCGTTAACATAGATCCTGAAGGTAAACTACCATCCCATTCTTCCTCTTCATTGAAAACCAAATGTATAGAATTAGTAATTTCCTTAAATAAAGTACTACGAGCAGTTTCATACTGTATGAAACCATGGAAACGATACCATTCATTAATGACATCTAAAGCTTCATGCAAAGTTTGTTGCGTATGACTAGCATCAAATTTACTGTAATCCATGCATAATACTACACATTCAGAAATAGCAGGAGCAAATCTAGACAAATTGTAGGCGACCTTATGCCAGTCAGATGAATAGGGATTAAGCGTGGTTGCAAAACCTTTTGTAATACTATCCTTTGCAAAGAATTCCATAGCTTTCCCGAATACACTCTTAGTACAGACACATAGATTCATACATGAACCTGAAAATAATCTACCTTTACCAGCTTCAAACTTTTCAGCAGAAACCAGAGTGTCTTTAAGATTATCCGTGTACAGATACTTTAAGCGACGTCCTTCGTTAGCTTGTTTAATGCGTTCATGCATATCTTTTTCATAAGCAATAAACGTTTTATTAGCACGAGAACGCAAAGCTCCGGGACCTAACAATTT